ACATTAGACGCGCTCCCGATCCAGATCTTGGTGTTAGCGAGTGGTGAGCTTGTGGGGTCTATGTACGCCCCAGTGATGGCGGTGCCATTCCAGACTCCGGTCCCAATCGTGCCAAGCGCCGTGATCTGGGTCTGAGACGCATCGACGTTGAGGGTCGGGATAGGGCCACTGAGGTCAGTGCCCGATAGGCCCGTACCTGCAACGATAGCCGTGAGATCGCCGACTGTCGGGGTCGCCCAGGATGGTACGCCTGACGCTAGGGTCAGCACTTGCGTGTCTGAGCCTTTGGCGAGCTTCGCAAGCGTGGCCGTACCACTCGCGTACAGAATGTCGCCAACCGCGTAGCTGGTGATCGCCGTGCCGCCCTTGTTCGCGGCTATGGCGGTCGCGCTCCATGTCCCAGTCCCCACGGTGCCTAAAGTGGTCACCGAGGTCTGCCCAACGTAGGTCGAGGCGATGGTCACCGCGTCAGCAGATACTGTGATCTTGTCTGCCGTGCCGATCACGTTCAGCGTGGGTATTGGGCCACCCAGTGATGTCCCCGTTAATCCGGCACCGGCAACGATGGCCGTGAGGTCGCCCGTCGTAGGGGCGACCCAGACAGGCAAGCCACTCGAAAGCGTCAGCACTTCGGTGTCGGAGCCTTTAGCCAACCGTGTTGGGACGCCCGAAGCTGCATAGTACAGTATGTCACCTGACGTACCGTCTTCCAGCTTGGCAAGCGTGACAGCATTGTCCGCTATGTACGCTGTAGCAAGCGGAGTCCCCTGCCATGTCCCTGTAGCGACGGTGCCCAGAATCGTGATCGCGGTGGAACTCCCGACATCCAACGCGACGGGATCAGTAGTGCCGTCACCGATCAGGATCTCGCCATCACCAAGCACTGATGTCGCGGTAATCGCTCCAACACCGCTACCCAACAGAATGCCACCATCGGTGAGCGAGGTCGCACCCGTGCCACCCTTGTTTACCGCCACCGTGTCTGCGGACCACGTTCCCGTAGCCAAGGTGCCGACCGCAGTTATCTGGGTCTGCGAAGCGTCCACGGCCAGTGTACCGCTCGCTCCGGTCAGGCCGGTGCCACCCATCGCAGTCGCTAGATCGGCAATGGACTCTTTCTTGGTGCTGCTATCGTCGGCGTCGATGATCGCAATCGAATCGTTGGCGACATTGACCGCAGCGGCTGACAGATCGTTGAAATTCAGTCCGAGCGTGACATCGGGGCCGGTCCCGTTCGTGACCGTCATCCCGCCATTCGTGGCGTCAGCTACCGAGGTGATGTCACCGACTTCTGGCGAGGTCCAGGCGAGTGTGCCAGAGCCATCGGAAGCAGACAGCACTTGGTTCGCTGAAGGGACGGCCCCTGGCATCGTGAGCGTGTAGGCGGTGACCGCGCTAGGTGCCTGAATCTTTACGGCATCGGTCCCGGCACCCGTCTCCTGCACACCTATCGAATTGAACTTGATGTCGGACATAGTGACATCGGTGCCGCTGACACTGAAGAGGGCGTCTATCGCCGTGATCCCAGTGTTAAGCGTGGTGCCCCAGGTGTCGGTGCTTCCCCCGACAGTCGGCAGCGTGATTCCAAGATTTGCAGTAGCCATATTCTATCCTAGTACCCGTGAGCGCATTCGTAGGCCGGACCCGGTGTGTCGCTCTCGCTGTCCCTGCAAAAGCAAGTCCTTCAGTGCCTTGTCGAGTCGGGCTGACCACATGGCAAGCCTCTCGTCATTCTTTAGGTATGGCTCTGCCTCTACTAACGTTGCAAACAGGTAGATGTCAGGGTGCGAGGCTAATAGCCAATTGCTTGTAGCTGAATCAGTTAGTGCGGCTATGCGGGTGTAATAAACAATAGAGGAGTTGTAGCTCGAGTCAGGTGAGGGCAAGACCTCCAACTGGCCTGTCGCCCCACCAACCGTTGTGAAGTAGTATGGTTTGCCTGTGGAACTCATCACGATTCTACGTTCTGAGATCTCCTCCGGCGTCATATACTCCAGCACAATAACGGGCGTGAGATCGACCACGATCCTAATGATCTCAAGCGTATTGGTCGGCAAGGTTGTGTAGCGTGAGGCCAGCGCGAACGAATCATCTTTTGCGATCATATCCGGCTGTCGGATGACGCGATTGAAGTTCGCTTCTGCCAACTCAATGAATTCTGGGATGCGGGCCGACAGGTCAGTGCGGTCGAGCCAATTCGCTGCCGCCGTCTGTAGCTGCGCGTAGGTCGTAATCGCCACCTAGAGCCTCCCCGGCCTCGTTCTGAATACCCTGTTGTCTTTGTCGTTCAGCCACTTACGGATCACCCGCTGATCCTTAAAATTGTTCGATATTTTCGCGAGTTCATGGTAGATGGTCATTGGTATCGATGCCACCTTGTGAACGTCGCCTTTCCATGATGCCCGTTCATCCACTGGGTTGAAGGCCCCCTTAGTGGACTCAATCACCGAGGTCACATCTTGCTCGGTTTCCAGGCCCATATCACCCGTGGCCTCATCGTAATGAAACCACTGAGTGATACCCGTAGCTGGATCGTAGTCCAGCACTCGTTTGGTTTGCATGATGGTGCCTACTAGGGGGCAGGGGCCAAAGCCCCCACCCCACCAGCAGAACTATGCCGAGGTAATTCCGGCGATTACACCATGAGCGGCTTCGTTGTTGACCTGAAGCCCCCACTCGGTGAGCGCCATCCGCTTATCGGCGTCACCCGTCTTAGCCAGCGTTTCGATGCTGTAGGGCCGCAGAGAGGCGATCTTCACCTCGTCTGGGTCGATCAAGAACGCCCAGTTGTTCATGAGCGCCCCAGCACCAGCGTCGATCACTGATGTCAAGAATCGGTTAGCTACCACCGACAGATTACCAAAGTCGCTGACGTAGATGTCTGCGGCCCCGATTATCGTCGTAGGCGCTGCGCCGGTCGCGTTGTACCGCTGGGCAGCGATGCCAGCGAAGCCGCTCACAACAGTCTTGTTGTAAGGGCCTACCATGAGCATCGACGGCTCACCACCACTCTCGTAGCATTCCTGCATCGTGGTCTTAAGCATGGCCTCCGTAAACGCCGTAGGCGTTCCGAATGCCTTCCACACCTGGGCTGCACCTGTCGGAGTCGAACCCGTGTAGCTGGGCGCAGTCACATTTGTGGAGGTTTCGTTCGTCTTCAGCCAGCAAGGGAACCCAGCGGTGACTCGAGCTGTTGCAGTCGCACCAGCAACCGCACCAACGCCGTTCAGCAGTGCTGCTACTTCGACGTTGCGCTTGAGTTCCTTCGCAGCCTTAGCTGCCTGATAACCAACTTCCGAGGCGCGTCCTGCTTTGTCCACGCGCTGCTCGGTGCCCGAAATGATGAAATCTGCCATGTTGATCTGGCAATAATTCCCCATACGAGCGGTTGGCGTGATCGCCGTGAATGACGAGAGATCCTGGCCTTCGACTACGGGCGTCCCACTGGCCGTAGCGAGGCTGTCTGTCTGCCACTCGAAATAAGTGTTGTCCGCATCCCTGGAGCCAATGTTGCTCTGGAAAGGCGTCGTGGTCGGGCTGATGTCAGAGATTAGATCACTGAGATCCTCTCTGATGCCCTTTGCTTCATAAGTATTGAACGTGTTCGCAATTACTGCCATGATTTTTTCCGGTTATTCCGTAAGGATATTCGCAAAAATTGCCGCAGCATCATCGACCTTCCCGGTCGCTTTCAGCCTAGCTCTCGCCGCCTTAGCCTTACGGGAGCGCACTCGGCGGGATGTCTCTTGGTTGCCGCCCTTGACGCTTCCGATTTTTGATTTGGCCGCTTTGATCCTGTCGCCGTTCGTGAGTTCGTTGTAGCGCATTGCATCGCGTAACACGACTAATGCCCTGTGATCGTAAAGCGTATTGAGTTCGTTGTCGCTGTACCCAACCGTTTTGCCGAACTCGACCAGCTTGCGCTGTTCGGTGGCTTGTAGATCGCCATCGGTCCACTCGGGAATCTTCTCCAACACCAGATCCTGCTGTACCGCTAGGTGCGCTTGCAGTTTCTTGTCGTTTTCACTAGCAAGAAGTTGTTGCATACGCACCCGTTCGGTTTGCACCGCCTGTATCTCACCGCTCCGCTGTCGCTCCAATTCTTTGAGCTTCAGCCACTGAAGTGGATTCTCTCTTTCAAGAGCGTTCCAATCCATGTCTGGCGGCTTATTCGCGGCTTCCATCTGTTGGTGGAGTTGGCTTAGTACCTCTTGGTATTGCTGGTACGTCTGCCGTAGAGCCGCCTCTTGAGCGGGGACATTCTGGATTTGTGTCGCCAGTGTTTCTCGCTCTTCGGCCAACTCCTGCTGCCGTTGTGTGAAAGTTGCCTTGCGCTGGTATCCGCTAATGAGTTCGTCAAGCGGAACCTCTGATGTTTCACCGTCAATCGTGACGGCATACAGAGGCGCATCGCTATCCGAGAATTCATCCGGTTCAACAACATCCGGCTCATCCACCACCAAGTCATCGGCTAACTCGGCATCCTGTTGCGCTACATCCAAAGAATCCGTCGAGGGTAGCTCTTCCTGAGAAGAATCCTCTTCGGGTAGCTCTTCGGACCCGGTAAGCATCTGGGCTAGTTCGTTCTGGATTTCGCCCATAGAGCGTGGGCCAGCTTCTGTTGTACCGGCTTCGCTCATCATTCTTTTCCTTTTTGGGTTTTCTTACGCGACTGATCCATAGTCCAGTCGGATATCAATGTTCGCAATCCACGCAGTACTTCGTCAAGGGCGCGGCCTTGGTGGTAAAGGCTCTCGCGTGTCTCGGTTTGGCCCAAGTCTGTCAAGTTCCACTGCGTTAGGATGTGCGTCCTTGCGCTATCGATGACTTCCACGAAGACCTCGTCCTCTAGGATCTCCCTGGCGCGGCGTCCTTTGTGTTCGGTAGTCAGATCCACTTACAATCCTTGTTTTAGGCTTGCCTTTACAACTTCAAGATCAATATCGTTCTGGAATTTCTCTTCTGCCTGGAACTCCCTGATTGCCAGGTCACCAGCGATTCTGGCGCTTTCGCGTTCGTCAAGCTGCTGTTGCTTCATGGCTGCGAGTTGGATCTTCTGTTCGTCAATAGCGGTACGAGCCTGGATATCTGCCATCTGCGCTTGGGCCAGCAACTCTTCCGGTGACGGCTTGGGCGGCTCTGGCGGTGGCGGCTCATAGTCGAGCGGGATCTGCTTAAAGAATTGGTTTGAGTCAGAATACCCGCTGATCTCGAGCATCCTCGACAGCGTATTGCGGATCTGTCCCAGCCCGACCAGAGGATTGTTCGGCCCCAGCTTTTCTAGTGCTTCCTGTTGACGTATTGCAATTTGGTTCAGCACGGCCAACCGTTCGTCCGTCGTGCCCACCCCTAGCCCGACATTTACACTGCAATCCATAGTCGAGTCCCATACTCTGGGATCGATAGGCACCCACTCGTCGCGCAATCGAACAATGCGCTCTTTGTCCTGATGCGTGATAACGAGTTTGAGTACGCCCTTGAACATTCTCTTGAAACTGTCCGCAAACAACCGCGCCATGAGTTCCAAATGCTGCTCGGCACCACGGATTGTGGCGGTTACGGCTGCTTTGGTAGTCGATTGCATCACATCGGGGTCTAGCCCCTGCGATGCGGCTGTCTGGCCGGTGCGCGACTCCTTCATGCTGTCCAGGTACTGGATCATTGGGAAGGCGTCCTTGCCCAAGAACGGCACATCCAACTGCTGTACCATACCGGGTTGGCGCATCCGAATGACCGATCCGACCTCGGGATTAAGGACATCGTCTATGTTGACCATGCCTTCGACTACGCCGGTCCTTGGGTACAACGCAAACGAGAGGCTGTCAAGCATCCCACGCAAGACCGCGCTCTTGACGCGCTGGATGTCTTTCGTTAGGTCCGCGATATCGCTGCCGAAGAAAACGTGCGGCTCGGGATCACAACTGAACATTGCGAACGGAATCGAATCAGCCGCCTCATTGTTCACAATCTCGTAGTTATTGCCGACCGTGCAGATGCGCCTGAGTTCTGCTATCCCGTCTCCGTCATAGTCGATATAGCACCACGCCTCCGTATAGAGAACGCGCCTACGTTCAGCCGCAGATACAGGACCAGGCATCTCAGTGTTTGAGTAACGGGCCGTATATTCATCGCTATCAGTGAACGCGAATTCGTCAGACAGGTGATCGTCCAACATATCTTGGTCGTAACCCAGCGCGACTAGATCAGAAACGGTAGACATCGTGCGATGGCCAACAACCATAGCATCGTCTAGCGATGTAGCAGCCGCATCCACGAAGAACTCTTCGGGCGGCATCGTTTGGATCTTGACCTGATTGCGCTTGCGCTTGCGTTTAATCTCAACGTCATAGAGTTGCGGGGTTGGCTGACCCTGCGCTTCCATCTGTTGGATCTGTTCCGGCGAGATCCCAGTCATGGGACGGCCCTCGACGCTAACGGCCTCAACACCCTCCTCTTGGAGAATTAGGCCAAGAGCGCCCTCGTCCAGCCCTTCAAAGCTGTGCGTCTGGACTTCTACTGAATCGTCCCACCACCACTTAACGAACCCGCCCTTATTCATCAGCGCATCCTTGAACACGCTGTAGAAAATTGCTATCGCGTCGTTGTCTTGCCTGACGATGTAATTCAGGTAGTCGGTCGCCTGTTCGCTCATCGCCATGTCGTTCGCGGTGCGTGGCACGAACTCGACCACCTTCTCCGAACCGAAGAAGACGCGCATCATCGATGGCAGCACAGCTTGTACGGAATCCCGCACATCGCGGCTGACCACCTGGGAGCGGCCATCGACCTCGTTACCGAACGGATCGCCCCGATAGTACTTGGTCGATTCGGCCCTGACCGGGCTAATATCGTCATCGATATACTGGATCGCGTCAGAAATATAGCTACCGACAACCGCTTGCAGGTCAGCTTCACTCATCCCTACGCCAGCTTCGGTTTCAGCTTCGTCTATGTAGGCCAATATCTCAGCTTCCCGAAAAGTTTACACCAACTAGGCAAGTCTAGGGGCACCATTCGCGGCCCTGTAGAGCGGCGAAGCGTAAGGCTGTGGGAATTTAAGTTAGCCCATAGGACCACCATCCCATCGGGCTATCCCCCTAGACTACCCCCACCAAATTTCTCCTAATCTTAGCCATACTCCTACCAGTACGTCCACCCATAGCGGTCCCGGCCTCCGACGCAAACGTCAAGACGAAGGCGTCTGCACTATCAGGTGACGCGACACCCCTACGCTTGAGGTCAGCTTTTGATTCGATCTTCACTCTACCGCTAGATGTATAAGTGTAGCGCACAGTCGTCAATTCAGTTTTTAGTAATTCGTCTTTTGGTATCCGCACATCACGGCCTTCCAGCCAGCTTTTCGCCTTATACCAGAGTTCGGCGCGAAGATTCAGATAGTGGTGACCCATCGCCGGGCTTTCGCTGACATTGATCGCGTAGGCTGGCAACTCGAGTTCGCGCAGTCTGTCGGCTACACCAGCGCCCAGGCCGATAGCGTCCACGAATATCTCGGTCGGTTTTTCGAGACTAGAATCGTATTCGGCCTTGATCGCGCCAGTCAGTTGCATGGTGTCAAGGTTCCGCCACAAGCGGATCGGTTCCGTGATCGCGTTGCCTTTTCGCTTACAGAGTGCAGACGCATCAGCACCAAACCGGGCGACATCGACGCCCCACACTGTCGGCCCAAATTTCACTGGCTCCACATCACGGCTAATAGCGTCGGCTACCAACTCTTGGGGGATAACTGTATCGTCATCGCCCTTGGGAAACTCTCCGAGTACCCGAACGCGGTAGGTGTTCGACTCCTCACCGTAGCGCAGTCGGCATTCTTCGATGTATTCGCTGGATACGCGCCCAGACTTCTCGCACGATATGTGGAAAGTTTTCCACCGGCCAGCAAGTTTGTGGAAAGTGTCGTAGAAATAGCCCGTACTTCTAATCGGGTTCCCTGCCAGGACCATCGTAGCATGGTGTGCTGACATGGAGCCACCGGCAGACTCGTAAACCTGTTCAGGCACACCGCTCGCTTCGTCGCAGATCAAAAGAACGTGGTCGGCGTGGACGCCCTGCAACGCATCCGGCTGCTCCGCACGGCTGGTCTTCGCAGATATGAAGTTGCGCTCGGGGTCAGCGATCAATTCTATGCGGTCAGATTTGACGTTGAACAGGTCGCGGAATGCCGGTGGTGACTGTTTTAGCCAGGCTTTCGCTTCGGGCAGCAGCGCATCATGTAACTGCGCTGCCGTTGGGGCGGTGATCACTACTTTGGCATGGTAATGCGTACCGATCCACCAGAGCGCGAGCCAGCTGAGAACGCTCGTCTTGCCAACACCGTGGCCTGACCGGATGCTGATGCCGCGATTCCCTGCGGCCACCGCAGCCATCACCTCAGACTGCCACGCATCGGGTTCAGCGCCTAGTATCCCCTCCACAAACAGAGTCGGGTCTGCTCGCATATCCTCAATCGACGATTCGTAATTCACCGCCCTTCCCTCATCTCGTAGATCCTCATCTCCATGCGATCTAACCGCTTGAGTACATCCGCGTTAACCGACTCTAGCCAGTTCAGCTTCGTGTTCTGGATGTGGTCACTCGAGATCGGCGCGTCCTGATTCTTCTCCATCGAATCCTCAATCCTAGCGATGCCCTCAGTGTGCTGCACTGCGGCATTCGAGATTGTAGAGATCCGTGCGTCCAACTGCGAGTAGCCCCACACGCCAGCCATCAAGATACCTACCAACTGAAGTAAGAAGCTAAGGCTGAAGCTAACCTTTGCCGACTCCTTAATCGCCTCGGGCGTCATCAAAAGGGAAACTCAAGTTTCACCACAGATGACTTAGCCCACTCGTTCCACGGTTGCCAGGCGTATGTCACCGCCATCCTAATCGGCCCGATCAAGTGCGCTACGTTCGTGGCAGCGAAGTGCGGCTCCCATGCAGTGTAGTCCGATGGGCCGACACTGGCACCAACGTCCAAACTGAACCCACCGAACAGGACGGTGCCTATCTGGGGCTGGACAACGGGATGCCCGTCACCCCTGAGATCGAACGTCAGAAGCACATTCGGAGCGAAAGGTCCGAGCGCAGTAGCTAGGGCCACTTCCGCGACTAGCTGAGAGCCGGAACCGTCCCGGTACTCACCGATCCCGACAACCTGTCCCGATACCGGAGCAGAGAAAACAAGCGCCACCAGACAAGCGGACGCCACGCGACTCATATGTCCCTGGTGTCGCTGTGCTTCACGTTCATGTTCAGCGCAGCCAAGTG